GGCATAGGAGCATATAGACCACTTGGTAATGGTGGAAATTCAACATGGGCTGCTCCTAATGGTACAAAAACTGGTTATGGTGGAGGAGCAGGTGGAGTTCCAAGTTCACCTCAACAAACAGGAGCACCTGGTGGATCTGGTGGTGGAAATAGAGGAAATAGAGATACACCATCTGGTGGAGGTGGTGTTGGTAATGCTATAGGTGGTAATAATGTAAGTCCCTCACCTGGTGTTGGTTGGGGTAATGATGGTGGTGGATCCTCTCCTGGTAATGGTGCTGGTGGTGGAGGTGGTGCTGGTGCACCTGGACAAGCTGGACAACCTGATGGTGGAGGCGCAGGTGGAGTAGGATTACAAATACCATCCACATTTAGAAATCCAATGTCTTCAGTAGGATATCCTGGTCCTGGTGGCGGTGGTTATTGGTTTGCTGGTGGTGGAGGAGGAGGTGGATTCCCCACTCCAAATACTCCAGCTAAAGGTGGTGCAGGACCTGGTAATGCTGCTAACTATGCAGGTGCAGGTGAAGGAAATGGTAATCCATCAGGAGATGGAGGTCATGCAGAACAGAACAGTGGATCTGGTGGAGGTGGTGGTGCACCATCAAATCCTAGAGATGGTGGAAATGGAGGATCTGGTATAGTATTGTTAGCATACACAACTTAATATATGTTTGATAATTTTGTTTATGAAAAACAGTGTTTGACTTCTGAAGAATGCCAAGAGATAATTCAGTGCTTTGAAGAGTCTGATGATCAATCACCAGGCGTGGTAGAGCATGGTCATAGGCCAGAACATAAGGATTGTGTAGAAATTAATCCCTGTCTCTTACATAGAAATAGGATGAATGAGATAATAATACCAGCTTTAAATTCTTTAACTCAAGATTATGTAAAGATGTATCCTCATTTGGATGTAATTGATAAGTGGGAAGTAACAACAGGATATAATATTCAAAAATATAATCCAGGTCAGGCATTTCATGCTACTCATTGTGAAAACAATGGTAATGGTAATAGAGTAATGGCATGGATGATCTATCTCAATACTGTGAATGATGGTGGTGGAACTGCTTTTCCTCATCAAAATATGGTATTAAAGGCAGAGGAGGGTAAAGGAGTTATTTGGCCAGCATATTGGACACATATTCATCATGGCGTAGTAAGTAAAACAGAAGTTAAATATATTGCCACTGGTTGGTATCAATGTGTTAAGATGGCAAGAGATATAGAACTTCAAGGGTTACAAGAGGTCTTAAAGATTTTAGGTTGACACTAATTTTAATACCATATATAATGGAAATGAATTTATTATACTAGAATAGTAAATGGCGTTACAGAGTGTTTGGTACTATACAAATCTTCCTGAGAACATAGTAGAAATTATAGAAAAAGATATATCTGAGAATTTTGATGATCAGATGGCAGACTCTAGGTTACATGGTGATGCACTGAATAAGGATAAAAGAAACTCTCAAAATGCTTGGATTCCTACAGATCACTGGTTAGGTGGTTTTATGTGGCATTATGTGCAAAGAGCAAATAGAGAAAATTTTCTGTATGATTTAAGAGGTATTGATGCTGAGAGTATGCAATATACCAAATATGAAGAGGGTATGTTTTATGGATGGCACAATGATGCAGGATTATCAACACAATATAAACCAGTTTCTAACAATAATCGCTCAGAAGGATTACATCAAGATTGGGTAAATGAGAATATAGAATTAGTGAGAAAATTATCTTTTTCATTACAACTTTCTAATCCTGATGATTATGAAGGAGGAAATGTTCAACTATTAGATGAACTTGGTAAGAGTTATATTACACCTAGAAAAAGGGGGACTGTAGTTTTGTTTGATTCTAGGACACAACATAGAGTTCTCAAAGTAACAAAGGGCACTCGTAAATCTATAGTTGGGTGGGTTGTTGGTCCACGTTGGAAGTGAGGTAGTTATGGCAGAACAAACTACAGAACAACTCTTAACCGTTCAAGAGTGGAATAATCATGGAACTACTTGGACTAGAAATAAAGAATTTGATAAAAATGGATATTATGTGGTAAAAGACTTATGGGATGTTAAAGAACTTTATCATCCTCTCCCACCTGAGAGAGGACAGTTGAATTATTGGGGTAAAAGGTTAGATCAATTTGAACATGAACCAGTAGAAGGACAAGTAGAAGGATCTGTTTCTAGATATAATCATCCACAATATAGAAGAATACACATAGGAATAGGACATAAGATAGCAGAGATTATAGGACGTAAACTTTACCCAACTTATTTTTATGATAGATATTACTTTCCAGGTCAAGAGTTAACTAGACATGCAGATAGGGATGCTTGTGAAATATCAGTTACTGTTCATGTAAGCACAAATATTAAGGAGGACTGGCCAATCTGGATTAAAACACCAGATGTATATACTGATAATACAAAAAAGCATTTAAAAACTAGAGGGAAAAATAGATCTGTTGTGTTAAGTGCAGGAGATGGCATGATATATAAGGGTTGTGAGAGACCACATTGGAGAGATAGAATGCCAGGAAGTTTAGATGCTGCTTTATCAATATATAATAAGGAATTAAATGAAGAACTTTACTACCACCAAATATTCTTTCATTATGTTTTACAGGATGGTCAAAGAGCACATTGTGCATGGGATAGAGCAAAGTAAATTTGTGAGTGTTTAGTAAGATAAATAACTAAAAACATAGATAATGAGCAATGAGCACATTAAAGACTAATAATATACAACATGTTGATAGGTCAGATCCATCTATTATTATCAACACTGATGGTAGTGTGAATATTGCTGGCACAATGACATATGAAGATGTCACAAGTGTAGATGCAGTTGGTATAATCACAGGTAGAGAGTTAATAAATGCACAGAAACAACTTCATGTAGGAACTGGTGTGAGTATTGCTGCTGGTGGTTTGAATGTGACTGCTGGTATTACAACAGTTCAGGCACTTCAGGCAGCTGCTGACTCAACAGTTAATGGTATCACTTTTGGTAAAGGTACAGGTTCTACTGGTGATACAAATACTGCAATAAGATTTGGTACTGATACATTTACAGTAGAAACTGCTGGTAGTGAAAGAGTTCGCATAGATTCTTCTGGTAGAATACTAAAAGGTCTTACAAGTGCAAGAGGAAATTATGGTAATAATACAAGTGGTGTTGAATATGCAATCCAACTTGAGGGAACAAGTGCAATCGCTGCTGGTCTATCAATTGTTAGAAACTCTAATGATGCAAATGATGGTGGAATTGTTTTAGGAAAAACAAGAGCAACATCCAATGGTGGTAATACTGTTGTGCAAGCTGGTGATGATCTTGGTAATTTAACATTTGCTGGTTCAGACGGAACATCATTATTGTTTGGTGCAGAGATATTTGCAGAGGTGCAGTCTGGAGTTGGTAATGATGATCTACCAACTGATTTAATATTTAAGACCAATGGTGGTACAACAAGTACAACAGAAAGAGTTCGCATCACATCAGCAGGTTTAGTTAGTATTCCTGTTGCAGGTAATTTGCAGGTTGGTGGTGCAGGTAGTGCAGAGACTGATAGTAAAATATATGTTGCAAATACTGGAGGTAATGCATATATTCAAATAAAAGGTGCTGATAGTTCTGGAACTGTTGGTCTTAAATTTGGTAGAAACTCTGTAGCAAATCGTGCTGGTATTGATTGGAGTGCATCAACTGATACACTGGTTTTTAGAACTGGTGGAACTGATGACAGACTTAGTATAGAATCAAATGGGCAAGTAAACATTGGTGGTGTAGCAGTATCTCAAAATCGTAATTTAAACGTTGCTAGTAATTCAGAGGCAAACCTTGCAGTAGAAACTCACAATGATGCAGCATCTGAATCTGCTAATATAAGATTTTATAAGTCAAGAGGAACAGGAGCATCACCCACAGCTGTAGCAGATAATCATTACATAGGTCAACTGATATTTTATGGACAGGATGGCACTGATTATGCTAATACTGTTGGATATATGAGAGTGCAGGTAGATGGAACTGTAGCAAGTAATCAGATACCTGGTGAAATAGAATTTGGTATTAATGATGGAAGTAGTGCAACCAGAGCAATGACAATTCATAAAACTGGTAATGTTCTTTTCAGTGGTTTAACTGCTAAAAATGATGGTAGAAATGCTAAAGGAATTGCTCTAAAATCAGCTAATGGTATTTCATTCCAAACCTATGGTGCAAATGGTTCTAGAAACTGGAGAATTAGACCTGATGATATGGCGGGTTGGGGAACTTTAGAATTTGCTGTTTCTCCAACCACTAATGATGCTACAGATTGGCCTGATTCATCAGCTGATATTGTCTTGACTTTACAAGGAGATAAAGATGTAAAAATTAATAATGGAAACCTCATATTAACTAATACTAAAGGTATTAGTTTCTATAATCATGGAACTGGTACTAATGTTGACAACAATTTATTAGACGATTATGAAGAAGGCTCAGCAGTGCCTGATTTTGCTAATGCAGATAATTCTATCATAACAGTTAATCGTTATACCTATACAAAAGTTGGGAGATTAGTTCATTTTGAAGCAAAATTTACTGTAGGTAATAATAGTGATGGTAGTGGTTTTGGTTTTAGTCTTCCTTTTGGTCAAGGTGGATCTAGAGAAACTGTTATTCCAGCAATCTCAACTAGAAGTGGAAGCACAACAACACCATTTGCTTTTGTTGTTAATGCAAACCAAAGTTATGCTTATGCAAAACAATTAGACGGTTTTGGTACTGGTAATGTTGAATACGTAGACTTTGCTGGAGATATTATTTTGGTATCTGGAACTTATGAATCAACCTAGCAATTTACTTCAATGTTTGCTATACAACCACATCATAAATATGTGTGAGTCCACATAGAGTTGACAAGTTTGATATAATTGTAATAATAGATATAGAAAAATCTATCCGATCATGATTAAGCAACTAATCACAGAGTTTCCTTTATCTGATGTTCCCGTAGAGAGAAGTATCAGTAAGGAAAAGATAAACAAATATGCATATACCAAAGAAGAGGTGGACGCATTGATTGCTGCTGCGGTCAAAGAGGCGGTTGATCAAGCGAGAGAAATTGATGAAGAGTCAATGGCAAAGCATAATCGTGATGCCACTGTAATTAGTATGATTCTTGGATTCACTACACTTGCATTATTTGTAGATGGACTATTAAGAATGCTTGGGATCATTCCACCATTTATGGATCTAGATGTTAACATTCTTGACAAAATAGAAACTGATATCATAGATAAAATTAAGCAAGTTCCTATTCAAAAAGTTTGGCCATTTAGATGAACGACATTTCAGTTTTTATATACCTCATGGGTTTTGCAGCAGTGTTTGGCATGACCTGTGTGTATATGTTTATGATGATGAGATCAACCATATCAGATTTTGATAAGAGACCAGTAAAAACATATGGTGATGCTATGAGAGCATACAGACCACCAGCACCACACCCAGAAATGGAAGGAGTTAAGTATGGTGAAGAACTCATGGTCTTTAACCCAGAAGAAGATGATGATGACGATGATGATGGAGATATCGTAGTGCGACGCTGACAGTTTATGAACCGTCCACTTGACTTATAAGAGAAAGAACCCTATAATATATTTGTAAACTATAAAAGCAATGACGCTTCCTGCTAAATTCAGAAAAGATTTGAGCACTCTTCGTGCTGCCACAAACAGAGAAATTTATTTGGACATTAAGAATCCAAAACTCTACAAAAAACTTGCAAGATATTATGTAAGTGAAGGTATGTGCAATCTCTCTGGAGAAGATCCAGATGCAGATTACAACACTGTTCTTGAATGTATTGCGGAGGATTTAGAATCATGATTGAAGTACTCGTACAAAACGATCCATACAGGTATGTCAAAATGCCTGATCTGTTAGAGAATGGTCAACCAGACTATCGTATTCAGAAATGGAATAATCACAATGGTTACAAAGACATGTATCTGTGTGATAATTTTATGCAGATGAAAACTGCGATTGATGACTTTGAATATACAAAGTGGTTAGATCCTGCAGGTGTCCCTTGCTACGTACATGATGTCTAAAGTTGCCTTAATTACAGGTATCACAGGACAGGACGGTTCTTATCTTGCTGAACTTCTATTGGAGAAGGGATATGAGGTACACGGAATCGTCCGTCGTGCTTCCCTGATAAACACACACCGTATTGATCACATCTTTAAAGATCTTCATTTACATTATGGAGACTTGACAGATGCGACAAATATAATCGGTGTCATCAAAAAAGTTGAACCAGATGAAATTTATAATCTTGGTGCACAAAGTCATGTTAAAGTTTCTTTTGAAACACCAGAATATACTGGACAGGTAGACGGACTCGGAACACTTCGTGTGTTAGAAGCAGTTCGTCTTCTTGGTATGGAGAAGAAGACTCGTATCTATCAGGCATCTACGTCTGAACTTTATGGTCTTGTACAAGCAACTCCACAGACAGAGACGACACCTTTCTATCCAAGATCACCATATGGTGTGGCAAAATTATATGGTTACTGGATAGTCAAAAATTATCGTGAATCATATGGTATGCACTGTAGTTCTGGTATTCTATTCAATCATGAGTCACCAAGAAGAGGAGAGACATTTGTAACTCGTAAGATTACAAGAGGTCTATCAAAAATCTCAACTGGTAATCAACATGAATTGATATTAGGAAATCTCAATGCCAGAAGAGATTGGGGTCATGCAAAAGATTTTGTAAGAGCAATGTGGTTGATGCTACAGCAAGATGAACCTGATGATTATGTAATCGCAACAGGTAAACAATATTCTGTCAAAGATTTTATTAGAGAAGCAGCACCTTACTTTGGATTCTCCATTGATTTTAGATGGTCAAATGGAGGAGAAGTTGGGTATTGTAAAAGTCTTGCAAGAGATATAATTAAAACAGACGAAAGATATTTTCGTCCTGCAGAAGTAGAGTCTTTGTTAGGAGATCCTAGCAAAGCAAAAGAAAAGTTAGGTTGGGAACCTACAATATCATTTAATGAATTAGTTGAGGACATGTGTATCTATGGACAGTGAATCTAAAATATTTGTTGCAGGACATAATGGTTTAGTTGGTTCTGCAATCGTTCGTAATCTTGAATCAAAAGGTTTTACGAATATCATCACAATGGATCGAGCAAAACTTGATCTTACAAAGTTACATGATGTTCAGATGTTCTTTGCAGTAGAACAACCAGAGTATGTTTTTCTTGCTGCTGCGAAGGTTGGTGGTATTGGTGCAAATGCAGAGTATCCTGCTGATTTCATATATGAAAATCTAATGATACAAACAAATGTCATTAGTAGTGCTGCAAAGCATGGAGTCAAAAAATTATTATTCTTGGGATCATCTTGCATTTATCCAAAGTTTGCAAATCAACCTATCACAGAAGATCAATTACTTGGAGGTCATCTTGAATCAAGTAATTCCGCATATGCAGTTGCAAAGATTGCAGGTATTAATATGTGTCAATCATATCGTAAACAGTATGGTTTCAATGCTATTGCTGTGATGCCTACAAATCTTTATGGACCGAATGATAACTTCGATCATAATTCATCTCATGTTCTACCTGCATTGATATCCAAATTTCATGGTTCATTAGAAAAGAGTAAACATTGGGTTGTTAAATTATGGGGTGATGGATCTGCAAGGAGAGAGTTTCTACATGTTGACGATCTTGCAGAAGCATTG